GCGGCCGACGAGAAGATCTCGCGCTCGCTGGTGACGACCCGTATCAACGCGTACGTGACCGAGAAGGGTCTGAAGGCCGGCCAGAACATCACCCTGGATGCGACCCTGCAGACTCTGCTGCACCCGCCCGAGGGCACCCAGGTGACTTTCCTGAATATCCAGAAGTATATCAACCCGCACTACATCAAGGAGGTGAAGCCTGAGGTTGAGAAGAAGCCGAAGGCCCCGGTCGACCCGAACGCGCCGCCGAAGGAGAAGAAGCTGCGCCCGAAGGTTGTGAAGGCCTAGGAGCCCAGACCCGAAGGGTCTGTCTCGCCGAAGGCTTTTTAAGATTTAGATCTCGAGTCCTTCGGACTCGGTCTTAGGGCTTAAAAATGTCGCCACATGGTAACACAACATGGAGTCTGACCAGCAAATCCCCGTGCCTGAGCTTTCAAGGGACACCTTGAATGCCCTGGTCGGCACAAAAGTCAAAAATATCGCACTCTACCAGCGAGCGTTCACGCACAAGTCAGCCCTGAAGCGCTATTCAGGTTTGACTGGTTCGTACGAAACACTAGAATTCATGGGGGACTCGGTTCTTGGCTTTATTATTACAAAGCACCTATTTGATTTGCACGAGAAGGAACAGGAGGGCTTCCTGACGAAGGCCCGGACGAAGATGGTCCGGGGCAAGACCCTCTGCGAAATCTCCAAAGTGCTCGGTCTCGACAAGATGATTCTGATGGACGAGAAGGGCGAGCGCAATAATTGGAACACGAACGAGCACATCATGGAGGATGCGTTCGAGGCGCTCGTCGGAGCCATCTACCTCGACCTAGGCATGGTCTACGCCAAGGCGTTCGTCATGGATTCCTTTTCAAAAGTCAAGACGTCACTCGTCGATGATAATTGGAAGGACCAATTGATGCGCTGGTGCCAGGCCCTCAAGTACCCATTGCCCGATTACCGGCTCGTCGGAAACTCGAACGGCCAATTCTTCATCATGGTCGTCGTCGACGGGATGGATTGTGGGTCTGGTTTCGCGAGCACTAAGAAACAGGCCGAACAGAACGCGGCCGAAATAGTACTTAAGACCGATCCTCGATTCAAGAATAAGCATGTCCCAACCGCTAACCGGCGAGCCCCAGATACTCAGGGCCAAGGAACTTCTTGCGGCTGAATACGCCGAACAAAGAAGTCAGAAATGGTTAGATCTCCGTGACGAAATGATTACGGCGAGTGACATTGCGAGCGCGATCGGTGATAATCGATACGAAAGCGTCGACGCGTTCATAAAAAAGAAGGTTCTCAAGACCAAGTGGGCCGGGAACGCCGCGACGGCCCACGGGACCCTCCTCGAGCCGATGGTCCGGGACCTTTATGACGCCCGGACCGGACGCAAGTCGCACGAGATCGGCCTGGTCCGGCACCGCGAGCATCATTGGCTCGGGGCGTCGCCCGACGGCGTCACCGAGGACGGGCTCCTGATCGAGATCAAGTGCCCTCTGACCCGTAAGATCGAGCCGAAAGTCCCCAAGCACTACCTGCCCCAGGTTCAACTTCAGCTTGAAATCACGGACCTCGAGGAGTGTGACTTTGTTCAGTACCGGCCGGCGAGCGTTGAAGGCGCCGAGCCCGAGTTTGTCGTCGTCCGGGTCGTCCGGGACCGGTCCTGGTTCGAGAAGAACCTTCCGGCCATGCGCGCCGCCTGGGAACGTATAGTCCAAGGGCGAGCCAAAGGCCTCTGTGAGATTGTGGACGACCCGGTGCCATGGGACTTTAAGAATCAAATTGTATGTGAAATAGTAGATGAATGTCCAGGACTCTCTGATGGAGGCTCTGGGGGTGGTTCCTAAGTGCGCTCATAAGAACAGGATCCTGAAATGCCGGGAGTGCGCCGGGGACTATTGCGCGCGGTGCATTCAACTTGAGGTTCACATGTGCCCCAAGCTGGATGAACGGACTAAAATTGAAAGAGATAATTTGTCAAAGAAATTAGTGAAGGTCGTCGCCCCTAAGATCTCCGCAATCTAGTGAAAAGGAATGCGACCAGGGCGAACAGAGCCAGCCAGAACAGGATCTGCTGATTCTGCTGTTTGCCCTGCAGCTTGATCGTGTACCCGTCAGACTCGCCACCCTGACCGATCCATGGCCACTTGGCACCCGGCCTGAACCACGAGACCGTGCCATCCGAGTACTCAAGCTTGCGCGCCGGGTACCCCAGAAATGGTGCCGGGCTCGTCTGGGCCGTCTTTAAGTACATGGGCCCTGAGAGGTTCCGACCCGGATCGTTGGCGCCGAGAGGGGGATCGTCGTACTTTGTCGGCGCCTCGTCGATCTGGGTCGTGTATGAGCCGTCGATAAACCATGTCTTCGGGAACCCGTCCTTGGGGACGCCAAAAGTTCCGGACCAAACGTAGGGGTTGAAGCCGTCTATCTGGAGGCGGTCATCGATCATCGAGGCTGACGCCATCCTATTACTAAACATTTACATTATTTTCCTTGTACGTCTTCGTCTGGATCTTGACGCGATGCATCTCCCACATGGTGTCTAGGTCGACATTCAACATATGGGCCAACTGGAACAGATAACTGAACACGTCGCCCATTTCCATGGTGACGTCTGTACCCCGGTCCTTCTTGAGGCCCGTCTTGCGGTAGATGCGCTGGTTCTGACGGATCGACGAGGCGAGCTCGCCCATCTCCTCGTTGAGTAGCATCCATACGATACTCACCGGGGCTTTGTCCCAGCCCTTTTGCTTGCACATGGTCGCCGTCTCGTCGCGATATTTATTCATTGAGTATCAAACGCCCATGTTTCTTATCTGGTATTGAACCGGCCGACGAACGCTTTGTACCGGTACACAAAGATGGCCGCGAGCATGAGCGCTGCCAGCTCAGCCGCGAGCTTCCAGTTATCGATAATTCCCCTGTCCGAAGTCTTCTTTTCGGCCCATGGCTCGATGACCGAATTGCTGAAAAGTCGGATGCCTCGCTCTATCGCAAAGAAGACGAGGAACCCGAAGAGGATATCATCGAGGGCTCTCATTTAGTACTATTTGATTTTAAAATTCACGGAGCCGAGAAGATCGTATACATGTAGTAACAACCGATGAGACAAGCTATGCAATTGATGAAGGAGCTGAGCCATCGCATTCCCAAGTTGCACTTCACATTATTGGCGAGTTCTGCCGAGTCCTTCGGGATTCCCCATCCACAAATCATACGGGCCATACACCAAGTACATAACGGGACGATGCAATAGATGACGCACATGGTAACCAAATAGGTCGGCACTTTGGAAGGGGCACCGGCGTTCGCCATTTAGAACCCAATCTTGAAATTACTCGGTATTTTATTTCCGTACGTGCTCGTGCTCACGGGCACCTCGAGCGGGACGGCGTTCCGCGAAATGTCGCGCAGGTACACAATCTGCTGCAAAAGACCCGTGCTGATGGTACCGGTCGCCTCCTCGGTGACGCGCCCATTCATGTCGTCGACCTGCTGGCGGACGTTCGAGTTCGTGTCCTTCTTCATGTTGACGTAGACACGCTTCATGAGGGCGTCCAGGTCAGAATAGCTCTGACGCTGGAGCTCGACTCCCGTCTTGTCCTTGATGGCCGAGGCGATCTGGTCCTGGATGGTTTCCTTGTTAAAGTCCGAAAAGAAGGCGTCGGCGAGCGGGGAAGGTAGGTACTTTGACGCCATTAACACTACCGGATAAAAAAAACAAGCCCTAAAAATACAATGAAGGTCTACAAGCGCTCGGGAGATGAAGTGCCTATGCTCTTCGACAAAGTCACCAAGAGAATTTCAAAACTAAATGAGGCGCCCGAGTTCGAGCCCCTCAAGGTCCAACCGGACAAGGTGGCCCAAAAGGTCTTCACGAGTATGTACGATGGGATTTCCACGACCGAAATCGACAATCTCACGGCCGAGGTCGCCGTCGGTATGATTACGGAAGACCCGGACTACGAGACGCTCGCCATGCGCGTGACCGTATCAAACATGCAGAAGACGAGCCCCAAGACTTTCAGCGACGCCATGGTCGCTCTGCACGTCAAGGGAATCGTCTCGGACCACTTCATGAAGTGCGTCGCGCTCGAGTTGGACGCCGTAATCCAGCCAAAGCGCGACTACCTCTTCGGGTACTTCGGGATCAAGACCCTGCAGAAGGGCTACCTGAATGTCGGCGAGACGCCCCAGTACCTCTTCATGCGCGTCGCGGTCGGCATCCACGGCGACGACCTCCCGCGCGTCAAGGAGACGTACGATCTGATGAGCCAAAAGTTCTTCACGCACGCGACGCCGACCCTCTTCAACGCCGGTACGAACAACCCACAGATGTCGAGCTGCTTCCTGGTCGCTATGAAGGACGACTCGATCGAGGGCATCTACGAGACGCTCAAGGAGTGCGCGCACATCTCCAAGTGGTCCGGGGGCATCGGAATCCACTGCTCGAACATTCGGGCGAGCGGTACACGAATCAACGGGACGAACGGCGTCGCCGACGGCATCGTGCCCATGCTCCGAGTTTTCAACAACACGGCCCGGTACGTCAACCAGGGCGGCGGCAAGCGCAAGGGTTCGTTCGCCATCTATCTGGAGCCGTGGCACGCCGACATCATGGACTTTCTCGAGCTGCGTCTGAACCAGGGTGACGAGGAGATGCGTTGCCGCGACCTCTTCACGGCCCTGTGGATCCCGGACCTCTTCATGGAGAAGGTTGAGAAGGACGAGGACTGGCACCTGATGTGCCCGCACGAGTGCCCGGGCCTGCCCGATGTCTATGGGGAGGCTTTCAACGAGTTGTACCGGACGTACGTCGCACAGGGTCGGTACAAGAAGGTTGTCCGGGCCCGGGACATCTGGGACGGCGTTCTCAAGAGTCAGGTTGAGACCGGGACGCCGTACATGTGCTACAAGGACGCCTGTAACGAGAAGAGCAACCAGAAGAACATCGGCACCATCAAG